TGACTTTCCTGCACTGAAGCCAACGGCCCGCAGCTTCCAGCTCGGCCAGTATCCGATCAAAACGTATCGGGCGATGTCTGGCGCGGTAGTACGCCGCAGCTTTGGCAACAAGCCGTTTGGCTACACATTGGAGCTGGAGTTTGCCAATGTTCCAGAAGCCACCGTAAATGACATCTGCGATCACTACAACGGTCAAAGTGGCGGCACCTTGGGCTTCACAGTGCCGGCAGAAGTGTTTGCTGGTTACACCAGCACGCTCCAAGGCAAGGTACGCGAGCCCGACGGCATCGAGTGGCTTTACGCCGAGCCGCCAAGTGTCACCAGCGTGATCAAAGACATCAGCAGCGTCACCGTCAGGCTGGTGGGTGAAATCAAATGAGCGAGATTCGCATCGCGCAGTATTTCGATATTAGGCCTGCCAGCGGTGGGCAGCGTCGGTTCCAAAACTACTTCGTTGGTCAAACGAAGAGTCTCGATGACGTTCAATATGACTTTGCACCATTTCGCGCCGATGGCAGTGTTGCCAATCTCAACGGTGACAATGCTGTTGTCCGTGTGCTGTTCCCGGCCACGGAGTTCAGCATCAAGCTGGTGGAGGAGGGTGACGGCAACCGGCTAAGCGAGTTGACACTAACGACGCAATGGCTTAACGCCGCCGAGGCCATGGTTCGCTCCTACGTCGAGTATTACGTCGGCATCGGTGCCAGTTTCAGCGAAACCACGGTTGAACTACGGTTCCGCACCGCCATGGATTCTGTCGGCGCACAGTTCCCAGCACGCATCTTGACCCGTAGTCTTGTGGGATTGCTTCCCCTTAACTCAGATATTGTGCTGCAATGATCAACACCAACGAGTTCATCGGTCTTCGACGCGCTTGGGGCGCATTTCCAGGCGATGGCTCCGGGACGGTGGATTGCTGTTTACTGGCTGCCGAGATCCATAAACGCCTTGGCTACTACGATTACACGCCCGATATCCTTAAGTATTTTCAAGAGTTTACCGATAGCACGTTTCCGCCCAGCATGATTCCCCGCTGGCTGCTGCAAAACGCAGATCGAATTAAGTCACCTCGTCTTCATGCGATTGTCTTGATGCGAGGCAAAGGCATGGGAGCTTTAGGAACAGTGCTCGAAGGTGGGCAGATGTTATACATCTCTGCTAGAGCAGGTGTTGTTTTGGCGCCTATTGTAAACCAAGCGCAGCACTTTTTCTGGTTACGCAAATGACCCGCAAACTACTGCCTTACGAATACGACCTAATCGAAGCGCTAGGCGTTACGAAGGATGAGTATCTGGATTTTGTAGCACAGCAGCATGTCTATAAAGACCCAAAAGAAGGCACGGCGCTTGATATTCGCAACAGCGAGGCTGTCGTCGCCTTGGTGCTGTCAATCGTCGGCGCCTTGTTCCAAGTGGCGTCAATTCTGCTGGCACCAAAGCCGCCTGACACGGAAGGCGCTGCTCAAACCCGCGACCAGCGTGTTGGCCGCCGGACGGGGTTCAACGGTACACAGGAACTCGCTAACTATGGCGATGCCGTACCGCTGGTCTATACCAACACTGAAACCAACGACTACGGTGGCGTGCGTGTGTCAACGCTGCTGCTATGGAGCGCTGTGCTGAGCTTCGGCAACCATCAGTTTATGCGGCTGATGATGACGATTGGCGCTTCCAGCATCGGATCTATCGACCCCGAGCGCACCGCCATCGGCCAGTTCCCGGCACGCGACTTGGTGCTTAGCAACGTATGGCAGTATTTCAACCCCGATGGCCCAACGCGCTACAAAAATCTGTTGAAAGTCGGAACGCTTGATGCAGAAGATCCGACGAAAGATAAAAGCAACGACACCACCGCACGAATTGCCTTTGGCGATGATTTAAGTAGCCAGCAAGGTTTCAGCCAAGCATTTTCACCGACAACTAGCGACAAGGTAGGCGTAACTGGATTTATTCCAGTTAATGCAGAGGTAATGATTTTGACGCCTAAGGGTGAGCGCAAGCGCAAATTAGTTGACGTGGAGTTGACAGGACGTGGAGATTTCTGGGGCAACAATCTTAACCGCCCAATTGTGCCGGTGGGGACGGCATTAAAGCTGATAATTGGCGACACCAGTAAAGCGCTTTTGTCAGATAACACCGCCGGCATTGCAGCGCAGGATGCTCAACGCGCTGCATCATCCCTCGTGGATAATGGTGCACTGTTCAAGGCTGGTTCAGCCAAATTTCGCGTGCGCGGCGCTAAGTACGACGGCGACGGCAACATTGAAGATTCAAAGCTAACCGTTAATCTTGTATGCATACAAGAAGGCAAGATGCCGCGACTACAATACAACATTCGCCACTGGCTAGAAACCGGCGGGACGGAGCAACAAAAAATAAATAAAGAGATTGAAGAATTAGAGGAAAAAATAGACGACAATAAGTCTGCCATTGAAAGGAGGCGTGAAACACTAGACAGAGGATTTAAACTAATTTCAACCCCATCTGGTGAGAATAAATTTACGCAAAAAAAACTAACTGACAAAGACCGCGCTCAAATAAAAAAAGAAATTGAAGAGCTTGAAAACAAAAATACCAAATTAACGGGGCAAATAGAAGACCTCATAGCGGATAGTGCTGTGGTTGCAGTTGCACCTTTTCACACCAAAGGCTTTGCCCGCATCGAAGAGGCTGCTTACGCCAGCGTTACCAAGTGCAACGTGCTGGATCTGGCGCTGCGTTTTCAGGTGTATCGCCGCCTTAGTGGTCGCAGCAATGTCTACGGCAGCAAGCAAAGAGATTACGGACACAGCCCCTCGGACAACGGCGCCAAGGCACGCACTGCCATGTTTGTCGTTTACTACACCTTGAACAGTGACAAAGAAAACTACATCCCTTACATCTTCTGTTGCCGTGGCTTTAACGAGCAAGATGTATTCACTTATCTAAAGCTGAGAACACCTGGCGCCCCTAAACAGTTTGAAGTGCGACTGGAGCCTGTGGTAGATCCCTACACGGAAGTCCGCACCTTGAAAATCAAGGGATACTGCTATCTAGACCCTGGCGCCGATGCAAGAACTCTAAACACAGAGCGAACCGGTAACGATAACCTCACTGTTTATTTCAACGGTGTCCGCCGCGAGCCCAATGACAAAGATTACCCCCCGTTTAACAAAAATCCGCGTGATGTTAGCGAGTTTGACCTGTTCAACTACGACGCCTACTCCACCTCGTCATTCGCGTTTGACAACGGTCCCGAAATCCAAATCACCGCCGTCAACGAACAGGTACTAGAAGAGTGGGATAGCTCCAACAACGCCAACTACGACAAGATTTATCGCGGCCTATCCAACTTTGCCTTGCACGTCGTCTCCGGCGCTGGCACGCGAGATCTGCGTAGCGTGAGCGTTTGGGTCAATCAAGGCAAGCAGGTTTGCACGCTAAACGAAGATGGCACCTACACGTCAGACAAACCCGAATCCAGCTCGTTTGCGCCTGAAATTTTTTTAGACACGGTACTGGACAAGGATAACGGCATCGGCGAATACGCCAAGATCCATGCGGTCGATGTGCAGCAGCTCGGGTTAAGCAAACGCTTCTGTCGTGAAAACCGCCTTTACATGGATGGCGTCATCGCTGACCAGCGTTCATGGCGGCAATTTTGGAGCGAGGTCGCACCGTTCAGCCTGCTGGAACTCGGCAAGATCGGCGGACGCGACACGCTGGTGCCAGCATTGCCGTATAACGAAGATACGGGGCAAATTCGTGATACTGACGCTGTTCCAATCAGCGCCCTATTCAACCAAGGCAATATCCTCGAAGGCAGCCTCAAGGAAGAGTTCATCGACTATGGCGCCAGCACTCAAGATGTGATTGTGACGGTGCTTTACCGCGACGTAGAGCGTAACGGCCTGTTCCCACGCAACAACAGCGTTGAGATCAGGCTCACTAGCACCGGGGAAAGTGATGCCATCCGCGAAACCATCGACGCCTCGCAGTTTGTCACCCGCCGCGACCAGGCGATCAAACTCGGCAAGTTCCTGTGCAACACCCGCCGCCACAGCCGCCGCGCCATCGAGTTTCAGACCTTCCCGACGGACACCTTCGTCGCTCCCGGCGCCTACATCTACGTCGAAACCACTAACAGCGAATGGGAACACATCTACACAGGACGGATTGAGGCCGGTGGTGTACTAAATCTGCCTGTCGCTAGCACCGTGCCCGACCGCAACGACTACAACGTCCTGACCTATACGGGCGATGGTTCTGCGGTTAAGGACTTTAAAGACATTACCGTCGACAACAATACAGCCACCCAACTGGAATCTTGCGTCGGCGACCTGTTTGTGTTAGGGCTCTCGATCCGAAACAAGCGGGTGTTCCGCGTTACTGAAGTTAACATGGAGGAAGAAGGCGAAACCACGGTCCGCGCTGTCGAGCATCCCTGCAACGAGGATGGCTTGTCTTTTATTGCGCAAGGTATCGACGAGACTGTCGCCGACCTATTTACGATTGACGGCAGTGCGGAGTAGACTGCAAGAAATCTCCATTGGACTGCGATTGTGGCTTTTTTCACCGGACGTAGCGGCTCACTGGTATTTGACAGTAAGCCAGTAGCCAAAATCCGTGACTGGTCACTGGAGACGACTGTAGAGCTGCTGTCTACTAATACCATTGACAGCGGCGTTAATACGTTTACCCCGGGCGTTAAAGGCGCAACTGGCAGTGCCACGTTGATGTACTACCGCTTGGAGTCAGGTGAAAGTGCGGCCTTTACGGAGTTCACAGCACTACTCAACAAGATCATGCAAACAGGCAATATTGAAACGGACGACCGCGTATTGCTGGAGCTAAACGTAGGTGGCGATGATGCTGACGACATTAAATTCAACGCTTACATCACCAGCGCACAAGTGTCAGTTAGCACTGGCGAATTAAGTGTAGTGCCGATCCAGTTCACGATGGATGGGGACTTTACTGAAGTCGTAATCTAATGGCAGTCTTTCTTGGCAGTCACGGTAATGTCCGACTACGGCGAGGTTTGCGGACGCCATACGCGCCGCTAGAGGATCAAATTAGCCCTGATGACGTAAACACCACGCTCAATCGGCTTGGTTTTGATAGCTCAGTAGACAACTTAATAACAGGCGACCGCATTGACATCAGTACCGATGACGCCCGTGGCCTGGTGTGCTTTGATGCGTCTTCATGGTCATCAGCCGCTGTGGAGCCTTCGATCTCGGCGTATGTGCATGTTAACGCTGTAGGTGGATTGCGCTTCTTTTATCAGTTTGAAAACGCCATTAACAATAACCGCGCCGCAGAACTGACGCTAACTGCGTTTGCAGAGCCTGCATTACCCATCACTGTAAAAGTACGCGACGTAGCAGAGAACGTACTCGGTAACGTTACGGGCTATACATTAAACACAGACCGTGAAACCATCGACGCAACTAGCCTTAGCGACAAGTTTCGTAAACAGTATTCAGCCGGCATTATTAGCGGCAGTGGCTCTATCGACTGCTTGTTTGACTACACGTCTACCGGCATCAAGGAAGCGCCGTTGTTGATGCTACAGCTCATCCATCGTGTTGACATCGGCAGTGAGTTTGACTTGGCGCTGTATTTAACCGACAAGGAACTAAACCCGTCTCTTAATAATGTCTACTATGAAATGCAAGCAATGGTCACGCAAACCGGCGTAACCGTTGACAGCGGAGATATTATTCGTTGTACAATAGACTTTGTAACAACGGGCGAAATCCGTCTGTTGATTGGCGAGCCTGCTGGTTACGTCCTGAAGGAAGACGATGACCGCATCGAGATCGAGCAGTCCCTCGACTTCCTGCTTCAGGAAACCGAGGACTAAACTGTCCATAGCACGGAGTTGAATTTTGGCTGACCAACGCATTACCCAACTGACGGCCTTGCCTAAGGCTGGCGTTGCGGCCACTGACGTGCTGCCCATTGCGGACATCTCCGCAAGCCAAACCAAGAAGGTCACCGCCAAGGATCTGGTTGACGCCGGCCTAGATCTGATTGATGTCAGCAGCATCGACATCGACAAGCTGGACCAAGCCAGCGCCACCAAGCTCGGCACCACGGCTCTAGCGGACGATGCCGTCACTGCGGCCAAGCTGGCTAACGACAGCTCTATTGCAGTGCAGACCACTGCACCAGCAAGCGACAACTTTGAAGGGCGCGGCTTTTTTAACAGCACTAGCGGCGCACTGCAGGTATTTGACGGCAGCGCATATCAGCAGGTAGTAGCTCCGACTGCGGGCATCGGCGACCTACAGGTGACCACGGCTAAGTTGGCTGATGGCGCAGTCACCACTGCAAAGGTAACGGCACTGGCCACTGCTGCCTACGCCGACGGCAGTATCAGCACTGCCAAGCTGGCTGACGGTGCTGTTACCGCTGCCAAGATTGCAACTGATAGTATTACAGCCACCCAAATCGCACCGAGTGCGGTGGGGGCCTCCGAACTCGCCGATGACGCAGTTGATACAGCAGCAATTCAAGCACTGGCTGTCACCGCCGCCAAGCTCGCTGGTGGTGCTGTCACCGAAGCCAAGCTAGCTGACTTGGCTGTTACCGATGCCAAGATTGCTGCGACGACGATCACCTACGAGAAACTAAACCTAGCGGACGGTTCGGTCCCTGGCGCCAAGTTAACTGACGCCACCGTCACCAGCGCCAAACTGGCCGCCAATGCCGTTACCACCAGCGCCATTACAAACCTTAATGTCACTGCCGACAAGTTGGCTGATGGTGCCGTAACTGCTGTCAAGCTTGCAGGTGGGATCACTTCGGATAAATACTCTGCCGGGTCGGTAGACAGCGCAGCATTGGCTAGCGATGCGGTCACCTACGACAAGATCCAAAACGTCAGCGCCACTGACCGCCTACTGGGGCGCAGCACTGCTGGCGCCGGCAGCGTTGAAGAGATCACTTGTACTTCTGCAGGTCGCGCTCTGCTCGATGATGCCGACGCTGCAACGCAACGCGCCACGCTTGGCCTAGGCACTATCGCCACCGGAAACGGCACATGGACCGATGGCGGCAGCTTTAGCGGCACTAGCAGCGGCACGAATACCGGCGACCAAACAATCACCCTTACGGGTCCGGTAACTGGCACCGGCACCGGCACGTTTGCCACAGCCATCACAGCTAGCGCCGTCACCGAGGCTGCCATCGCCGCTAATGCCGTGACCACCGGCAAAATTCTCGCTGCTGCCGTGACAGCAGAAAAGCTAGATGACGATTCAGCAGCAGTTGTTGCTGCTAGTTCACCAGCAGGCAGCGGCGCATTTATTGGTCAGCAATGGTTCAATACCAACAATGCCCAAGAGTTCACTTGGACAGGTAGCGCATGGGTGCAACAGGCCGCCATTGGCACAATCAACATTGTTGACTCTACGCCTATTGCTATTGCAGTTGCATATCCCGACGCCTATAGCGCCACACTTACTACCACGCTCGATACGCAAGCAGCCGCAACAGTCTTCGCTGGTCCCGAAACGGGAGCTAATACTGCACCTACATTCCGCGCCATTGTCCCTGGTGATTTGCCCAATGCAACATCTAGCACTAAGGGCGTAATTCAACCCGGCACTGGCTTAGCCGTCACGACTGGCGTTCTAAACCATAGCAACACTGTCACTGGCGCCACTGTTAGCAGCATCACCTTTGACAATCAAGGACATATCACCGCAGCAGTGCCTTTGGTGGCGAATGATATTCCCGTGCTGGACGCCAGCAAGATTACCACCGGGACATTCCCTACCGCTCTCATTACTGACGCAAGCATTACAGGAGCAAAGATTGCTGACTATGCCAATGTACAAATTGGCGAAACTTTGCCAGTTGCTGATCACATTGGACAGCTCTTCTTCAACCCGCTAGAAGGCAGCGTATATCTCTGGGACGGCAACGTTTGGCAGCCTGTTGGTGTTACCACTGGCGCCATCATTCTGGCCGGCACCTATAACGCTACCACAAACCAAATTGTTAGCACCACGCTTGAAGGTGCAGCTATTGGACTTACTGCTGGCAGCCCGCTTCCATCATCAACTGATGCCAATGCTAATTACTACGTTGTTGTATCCGTAGGCGGCACCGGCACGGCACCAGCTCCTACCAATATCCTTGCGCCGCCTGACCTTATCCTTTCTACTGGCTCTCAATGGGTGGAGCTGGACGTATCTGCTGGCGCTGGCGCTATTGCTGCCGTCAACGTTGTATTTTCCGCCATTGGAGAAATCAGCGCAACTAACGTACAGCTAGCTATTGAAGAAGTAAGCACTGAATGCCGTAACGCTACCAACATTACCAGCGGCACTCTTGCTGTGGCGCGTGGTGGCACAGGAGTTACTTCTTATGCCAAGGGCGACATTCTTGGGGCTAGTGCTGCTACCACGCTGACCAAGTTGACGGTTGGCACCAACGGCCAAGTGCTCAGGGCTAATAGTGCCACCGCTACGGGCTTGGAGTGGGGCAA